CAGGTGCGGATCGTCTTTAATCGCTCGACAAAGGTGGTGGTCGCGAAGGCCCCGAAGTCACACAAGAAACAGGACACCGGGAAGCAGCCGACGGCAGAGCTTGCACAGCCAAAGAACTATTCAAGCGTGCTCCGCGAGGAAGCTGGCGACGCGGGCGTGGACAAAGCGCTCGACCGAATCAGCGGCATTCGCACCTCATTGGGTCTATAGCCATGGTCGAAATCCCACTACGCTCCGACCTGCCGCACTTCACCGTTGTCGTCGAACTTGACGGCACGATCTACCGTCTTGAGTTCAACTGGAACACCAGCGAATCGGCGTATTACATGCACATGTACGACGCTGAGGAGTCGATCATTCAGGGTTCTCTGAAGTGCGTCGTCGGCTGGCCTATCGGCGTGCTGCAATGCACGGACCCCAGGCGTCCGGCTGGTATGCTCGTATTTGTGGACTCGGCGAACTCCGAACGCGACCCTGTTTGGATCGATGGCAAAGACCTCTACAACCTGGACACCGTGACCCGGGTGCCTGGCTACGGCGAGCTAGGCGACCGCGTCCGGCTGCGATACTGGACGCTGGCAGACATGCAGGTGGTGGCGTCCGGTGGCTGACCAGCGGCTACAAGATAGGCGCGTTCGGCTGCTCATCGCGAACCGAGTAGCAGAGGATTACAAGAGCCTGACTGCGGACGTGACAGAGATCAAGGACTTGCGGGTCCAGTTCTCTGTCAAAAAGAGTTCTGCGAAGGAACCGAACACGGCAGAGGTCACGATCACCAACCTGTCACCGACCCGACGCGCAGCCCTGCAAACCAAGGGCGTGAAGTTCGTACTGGAGTGCGGCTACGTCGATACCGGGGTCAAGCAGATCTTCCAAGGCGACGTGCGGCATGTGTCCCACGTTCGCGAGGGAGCGGACTGGCGGACGGTCCTGAAGTCCGGTGATGGCGAGCGGGCGTTTCAGTTTGCACGGATCTCTGAGAGCTTGGGACCGAAGGCGAGCAAGTCCGATGTGATCAAGCGGCTGTCGGCCAAGCTTGGTCTCGGTCTGGGAAACTCCGTACGGGCTGCGGCTGCAATCCCAGGGAGCTTTGAGCAGGGGATTGTCCTATCGGGGCCAGTGAGCCGCGAACTCGACAAGGTACTGAAGGGCACCGGCTACGAGTGGTCGATACAAGACGAGCAGCTTGTGATCCTGTCGGCCTCCGAAGTCAGCGGGCAAGACGTTCCACTGCTCACGCCTGACTCCGGGTTGATTGGATCTCCTGAGTTCGGCGCACCGCTTGAAAAGGGTGGCAAGCCTCAGCTCAAGTTTAAGGCTCTGCTTAACGCGAACATCAAGCCAGGTGCCAAGGTGCAGATCCAGTGCGAGCGGTTCCCTCTGGGCGTATCGGTCAAGTGCGCGAAGGTCGAGCACAGCGGAGACACCGCAGGTCAAGACTGGTATACGTCAGTCGAAGGAGCGACCCTGTGACCACGCGAAACACGACACTGCAAGACCTGCTCGCACGGTTTAGAGAGTCGCTCGTATCCGATCTGCACACGTCGCTGCCTGGCAAGGTCATCAGGTACGATTCCACCACACAGAAGGCCGACATCCAGCCGCTCATCAAAGAGCGATACACGGACGAGAGCGGCGCTGCTCAATCTCGCGAGCTACCCGTGATTCCGGCTGTCCCTGTGCAGTTCCCAGGAAGCGGCGGCTATCGAATTACCTTCCCGGTGGCCGTAGGCGATACTGGGCTGATCGTGTTCTCAGAGGCCAGCCTTGATAAGTGGCTCGTCTCTGGCGGCACGGTAGACCCCGCTGACGACCGGCGGCACGATCTGACTGACGCGGTGTTTCTACCAGGGCTCCGTGACTTCGGGCATGCGCTGTCGAGCGCTCCGACTGACCGGGCGACCTTTGGCAAGGATGATGGGCTACAGATCCACGTCGACCCGTCGCTGATAAGCATCGGTAGCAACTCAGCGGCGCAGCTTGAGTTCGCTGCGCTCGGCGATGCGATACAGACCTATCTGCAAAACCTCCAAATCTGGCTCAGTGCGTTGACGCTTCCGGTGGCGGGCGCAGTTGCGGGTCCGCCAGCCGTGCCAGCTCCTACCGTTCCGACGCTCAAGAGCACATCGGTGAAGGTGAAAAAATGACCACCTACCAAAAGATCACCGACTTCGGACTCGACGAGGACGGCGACGAATACGCCGACGCGACCGGGCTTGCGATGACCGGCGACCTACCCGGAATCAAGCAGCAAGTCACGCTGCGGCTCGGATTCTTCAAGGGCGAGTGGTTTCTCGACGAGGAAAGCGGGCTGCCATGGTACGAAGAGATCATCGTCAAGAACCCGAACCTGATCCGTATCCGCGAGATATTCCGCGACGCGATTTTGTCTGTCGCTGGAATCAATGAGGTCACGTTTCTTGACCTCCTATTCAGCGCCTACGCACGGACTCTCTCTGTAAACTTCAAAGCGTCGACCAACCTTGGCGAGCTTGGAATCAACCTAACGGGGCTCCCGAATGCCTAGCTATGGACTCCTACCCGAGGGCTTTGTCCCTAAGCCACAGACGGTCATCAAGGAAGAGCTTGATACTGTCTACAAGTCGACCTTCGGCGCGCAGCTTGGCAGCGAACCCGACGGCTCTATCCCGGCTGACTCCGTAGCTGGGCAGCGTATTGGCCTTCATGCCGAGCGGATGGCGGAGCTTTGGGAAATCGGACAGGCGCTGTCGTCGAGCTTTGACCCTGATAATGCGACAGGCAGAGCGCTGGACATCCTGTGTGCAATCACCGGCACCACGCGCAACCAGGAACGGCAGACCGTCGGAACCGTCGCGCTCACTGGCGACCCGGCAACACTGGTTCCTGTAGACTCGGTGATAGCGATTCCGGTAGTTGGTACTCGCTTCGACACCGACGCGAACGCGACCTTGGTAGCGCTCTCTGCGTGGACCGTCAACACAGCCTATGCACTAGGCGACCGCGTGACCAACGGCGCAGCTCCTGCTCGGGTCTACCAAGCGGTGGCCGGTGGAACGTCTGCACTTGTCGGCACTGGACCGAGCGGCACTGGGTCTGCCATCGTGGATGCCACGGTCACATGGTCCTACGTGGGTGATGGCACCGCAGCGGTAGACGTGGCCTTCACAGCTCTCGACCCTGGCCCCTTCGCAGCGCTCACAGGACAGATCACGTCAATCGAATCGCCTGTCAGCGGATGGTTGTCAGTCCGCAACATGAGTGATGCCCTAGTGGGCGCGTATGTCGAAACGGACGCATCTTTGCGTAACCGCAGACAGGCAGAGCTTGCAGGCCGTGGAAATGGTCCCTTGCCAGCGCTGCGAGCGGACCTTCTAAAAGTCAATCAGGGTACGGCAAGCGCTGTCGTCGATTGCATCGTATTCGAGAACTACACCGACGTGGTGGACGTGAACGGAATCCCACCGCACAGCTTTGAAGCTGTGGTCCTCGGTGGGCTCGACGCGGATATCAGACAGTCGATTTATGAGACCAAGCCAGCCGGAATCAGACCGCACGGAACCGTTTCAGGAACCGTCACCGACTCGACTGGCATCACGCACATCATCAAGTTTACGCGCCCGACGGTCTACTCGATCTGGATCGAAATCGACGTGACCTACAACGCGGCAACGTGGCCGCTCGACGGAGTGGCACAAGTAAACGCGGCCATCCTTGCAGCGCTGACACCGGCCAACGGATACACACTCGGCAAGGACGTGACCGTGTGGGGCATTGGTGCCGGGGTCGACGTGGTACCAGGCGTGCTCAATGTGACCGCAATTCGGCTGGGCACAGCTCCTGCCCCTGTCGGGACTGCTGACATCCCGATCGGCATCCGCGAAGTAGCTCTCTTTGACTCGGCGCGCATCTTGGTTACAGCCGTAGCGGGGACTCCGTAATGGGCGACGTGCAGCATGAGCTAGACCATGAAGGCAAGATGCTCGCCCGGCTGGCGGAGGAGTTCCGCAAGCCCAGGATCTCGGCCATCATTCGCGGTGAGGCAGCACAGTACCAGGCAATCGAGGACGCCTACTGGCAACTCCTGACCGAGTTCGGAGTCGAGACGGCCATTGGCTGGGCTCTTGACGTGCTCGGGAAGATCGTGGGTGAGCCGAGGCAGGGCGCGTTAGATGCTGACTACCGGCTGCGCGTGCGAGCTCGAATCCGAGTCAATCGCAGCGACGGCACCATTGAAGACATTCTTGACGTGGTCCGGCTGCTCATCGGTTCTGTGCTGCTGCCATCGGCGACGATCAAGCTGACCGAGTTCTATCCGGCGGCGTTTGTGCTGCGGATCACCGGCATCGCCATCACGCCAACACAGGCGCAGATCTACAGCTCGTTCATCAAACAAGCTCGCGGGGCGGCCATAGGCTCGGGCTTCGGCTGGCAAGAGACAGCGGACGCCGACGCCTTTGTCACCGCCACGTCAAGCCCTCTCACTGCGGCTGCCCTGGCTGGCGTCACGTCGTTTACGGTGGCCGATACGTCGGATTTCCCGGCTGCGGGGATCATTGTGATAGACGACGGACTGGCCGGGTCCGAGACGTTGGCCTACACCACCAAAACCCCGACGACGCTGTCAGGATTTCCCGCGACAGCAAACCCTCACGCGATTGGCGCAATGGTCACTTTCCCGGCCTCGGTTGGCAAAGGGTGGGGCGACACCGCCAACCCAGCAACCGGCGGCGCGCTCGTCGGTGTCATCTAGGAGCATCATGTTCGACCTCATACTACCAACACTAGGCGGCATCTTTGCGACGGTGGCGCTCATCGTTCGCTACTTCGACCGGCGAGCCAAAGAGCGAGCCATCTTGGCAGCCATCACCGACAAGCAGCGCGAGGACATCAACAGCATCCCGCCGCTTAGTCTGGTGTTTATGCTGACGCTGGCCACGGGCCTGATGTGCTGCGCAGCGTTCGCCGGTCAGCAGATCCACGCCATGCGTCAGGCTGAGATATGCAAGCGAGATTGCGAGAGCGACCGAGATTGCCGACCACCATCGGTGTGCAAGCGCGGTGCCTGTGTCAATAATGCAGAGGACTCCGTAGCGATGTACGTCCCAAACCGTAACGTGACCACCACTTTTTGGAGCCCAGTCAATGGCCACTAAGCCTCTTTCGTCGACTCTGCCGCGCTATGCTGACACCGTCGCGGGCGACCCTTCCAAGGTATCCGAGCCACCGAGCGGAAAGAAAGACATTGGCTGGGTTGTCGGCGAGAAGCCTCCCGCGCAGTGGATGAACTGGCTGCTACTTCAGTGCTACAACTGGCTGCTGTGGCTGGACGCATTCGAGACGGAAAGCCACACCTGGACCAAGCTTCAGACCTTCACTGCGTCCGTGCTCAATACCCGCGCCATACTTGCCACCGGCAACGGCAGTGGCTCGGCGATCAAGGGTATCGGCGGCGCGGCTGGTAACGGTATCGAGGCCGAATCGTCCGGCGCTGGCACCTATGCACTCTATGGCAAGGGCACTGCAATCGGTGTCATCGGCGTGCGCGGTGAAGGCGGATCTGGGTCTG